ATAAATAATAGTATCAACTTCTTCAGTCTTTTTATCTAACAATTCTTGAATTCTTGGTTCAAGTACTTTATCGCTAGGGACTTTACTGTTATAACTAATAATTTCACAGTATATATCATAGCCAGCCGCATCTAATGCTAAAGCATTATAGGTAGCAGCTTTTGCCCAGCCCGTTCCATCATTAAAATTTCCAATATATTTAATTTTCATTTAGCGTTAACCTTTTGCAATCTAATTGATTCCCATTGATTAAAATTATTTCTCATATTTAAACATGTCTGTAGAGCTTTATCTATTGTAAACTCTTCAAATCTTTTTTCCATATCTGGATGAGAGTAATCGTTATAATAATATCCTGCAATGTGAGATGTCATTGTTGATCTATACATAAGATCTTTTGCCATTCTTTTCCACATAGATTTGTTTATTAGGTCTGGTCTACCCAATACATTTACGAATAGCCAATTAACTTGTTCAATCGGAGGCGATTGTAAGATTTGATCTGGAATTCTAGTTGCAGGATTAAATATCCTAGAAGGCGAATCCCATGTTTGACTTAATTCGGGAACAGGAGTTTCTAAGAAATACTTCAGCCATTTATCTGCTGTGTAATCCCAATTATAAATCTTCTTGGAATTTTCATAGCATTTTGTAGCTGTGTATTTTCTCTTTGTTGCATCTGTTGATAGAGAGCTAAGTACATTGGCTAGCTCTTGATTATTAGGAATGGCTCTATTGCATCCGGTTTCAAGTTCTTTATAAAATCCTAAAGGCTTAACTCCGATGCCCTTGATATTATCAACTAATGATTGCATAGCTGAATAATGAACTGATATAATTGGAAGTCCAGTATATGCAGCTTCAAGTTGTGGCATTCCCCAACCTTCGCTATTTGCCCATTGAATATAACCATCAAATAAATTGTATACTTTATTTAATTCGGTTTCCTCCATCTTATTCCCAATCCCCGCTAGCGTGGAAGAGAACATTTTGCAATCCTGACAATAAACTACAGCATCGTTAAAGAACATTGATTTAACTTTATTGCATTTTTTGCATTTATAAGTCATCAACACTTTATTGCCTAACCCATTCTCTTTAATGAGATCTGGAATTTCCCATCCGACATCTGGATATCCAGTATGGCAATATAGATAAACATTTGATAAGCTAGGATTTTTATCCAAGAACAATCGAAAAGCTTTGAATAAATCTGGATATAGTTTACGCCTTTGATTACGCATCACAGTTCCAAATATAATAGCGTTTTCATCTACACCAAACTCTTTACGCAAAGCTTTTTTGTCTTTTATAGGGAAAAAGCTATCGCTTGCACAAGGAGAAGCAACGTCAATAAAATTAATATTCTTTGACTGCCTTAGCATAACATCTCTACCAAACTCAGAGTATGCAAATACTGCATCAGCAGTCGAGAATGTGTCCATCCATTGTGTGTTTTGCGGTTCCGCATCTACTGTTGGCATGATGGCCCAATTGAAAAAATTCCTAAAAGGCGATCTTTCTTCAAATTCCAACATCCACCAATCTCTGATATCCATAACAAAGTCTGGTTGAAAATCAAGTAGAACACTATTGAATGAAAATTCTCCGAACTTATTACTCATTGAAGAATTATATGTATCCATATATTCTTTATTTGATTCAGGTGGAATATTGGCGTAAAATCTCCAAGGAATATTTTTAATTTCTGGTGATTCTGGACCTGTGAAACAACCCAATTCGGCCACTTCAATATTTGGATTTTTATGTAGTCTTGCCAAGACTTCTTTTGTGTATACGGAATATCCTGTTGGATGGAAAGATGCTTCCGTTACGAATAGAACTTTTTTTCGTCTCATATGTTATTCCGTTTTACATCCTGCTGATTTAAATGTTTTGACCCTAAATACAATTTTTTGTCTTTTTTGATCATTGAATGTCCACTTGTGTTGCCGAGCTTCCGATTCAATAATTAACATATCGCCTTTTTTAAAGTGTTTAGCTATGGTTGTAGCTCCGCTATCCCAAGCTTCAAAATCAAGAAAATTAACTTGACGATGTTTTTCTCCTTCTTTATCCTTGCGATAATCTTCAACAGCTAAACAAAAATTAACGACATGTGTGCCGTTAACTTCTCTTAGCTCAGGATCTGCTGCCAACTTTCCTACAAAATGACAACTATTCATAAAGTGCGAACTCCTAAATTTGAAATACTTTTTTAACTACAAATGATTTTTCCTTTTTCTCTTGGACTTCTCCATATAATAATACCGTATTGCCCTCAAAAAGCAACTTCTTATACTGGGAAAATTCTTCAGAAAAAACCGTAATAGAATCTAATTCACCAGAACTATCTTCGGCAATTACAAATGCCATAAACTCGCCCTCATGTTGTCCTCTCTTTAGTTTATATTCTCTAACTTGGTTTATTTTCACTGCTAATTTAGCATCTTGCATTTTAGTTACTTCGCCATTAGCAATTTCTTTGCAAGTAATATTAACATCATCTAACGCCAAGTTATCTGCTTGAGAACAAGTCAAAGAACACCCCATAAGCTTCTGTTCTATATCTGCAATCCACACATAATCGTCCTCAAGTGAATAAGGAGGATTTTGCAAGGCTTGATAGATATCTAGCACGGAAGTAATCCTGCGAGAATTAATCTTCTCGTTATTATTAATCATTCTATTGACTAACTCAATGAATGCACTATTAGCCATCTTTGTGCTTTTCCAATTGTCTATTATCCATCCTTGTTCTTTGATAGTTAGCTTATTCCAAATATCAAATTCAAAGACCATTCTATTCCTGTTTAGCTTATTGTTCTTTCCAATTAAGCCACCAACACTAATAATAGAAATAAATGCATTCTTCTTGATCTCATTGCCAATAAGAAATAAGCACTCCAGCCAATTAAATTCTTTAATAGACTTTCCTGTGACGCCTTCCGCTTCTTTGACAACTCTAGCTAATGTCTCTTGCTCACCCTCTCCAACATTCTTAACATCGCTGTATCCAAAGTATATGACATTCCTAGCTCTATCCATTGTAAAGCGACGATAAAAGAAGTCAAGTCTAGGGGGCAGAACTTCAATTCCTTGTAGCTTTGCATCCATAACAAGTTCTTTTATCTCTCGTTGCTTGTCTGGTTTACTAGAAGCATTGTTTAAATATACAGTATAGAACTTAATTGGATCGTGAGTTTTACAATAAGCCGAAGCAAATGAATTGATAGCGTATGCCACAGCGTGAGATTTGTTAAATGAATAGCGAGCAGATGCGGCAATCCATTCAAAAATCTTAGCTGCTGATACGTTATCTACTAGCCCTTTAGCTTTTGCTCCATTGATAAACTTCTCTTCAACTTCTTTCATAAGTGCTGCATCTTTTTTGCCCATAGCTTTACGAAGTGAGTCAGCTTCTTCAGGTGTAAAGCCAGCAATTTCTGTAGCAATACGCATAGCTTGTTCTTGATAAACGATAATTCCATAAGTTTTACCCAGTACCGTTTCCAGTGCCGGGTGTAAATATTTGGTCTCGTCAATCTTAGCCTTGCGGTCTGTGTAGTGCTTGGTCATGGATTTACCGTCTAATTCGGCCTCTAGCGTACCGGGGCGAATAATGGATACTAAGTCAGCTAATTCGTCAATAGAACGAGGTTGCGCCCTTTTTGCCCAACTGGAACCCAGTCTGGACTCCAATTGAAAAACCCCCTTAGTTCTTCCGCTACAAATCAAATCCCAAGTCGCTTCGTCTTCAAAATTTTTGATATCTTCAATTTGAACCATTAGTTCCTCTTATATAGTAATATCCATAGGAGCATTTGCAAACGACTTCTCAAAATTAGTCTTAGAGTTTAACTTACGTTGATACTTCATAAATCTGACAAAAATATTTGCAGTGTCAACAACATCATAAATAGCATTGTGAGCATTTGCTTTACTCTCTTCGGGGAATCCAAAGAACTCTCTAAGATATCCCATATTTAATTTCTTAACTGAGTCGTTATCTTCAAACCATCCAAACAATACATCCATCATGTCTACTTTATAAATTTGATGAACGAGCTTTTGTTTTCCGGTTTTTTCTTCAGATGGCCCATACATTTGACAATACCTATTTAAGATTGGCATATCGTAGTTATTGATATTAAATCCTACAGGAATTGGGGCAAAGTATGGAGACCCCTTCATATTAAACTTAGTTACAAAGTTAGAGAACTGCTGCCAAGCAACTTTAGGTCCGACAGCTTTTTCTAATTGTTCGCGGGTTTTACGTGTTACATCAAGAGCTTCTTGCTCAACAGGATCAAACCCTGCTTTAATAGCTTTTTCGTCATCAAACTCAGGTCGCACTTCAATATCAAACACTCCACCCGGCTGGAGTGTTAATTTCTTACCATGCAATACAATTGCGGAGATTTGAGTCAATTGGCACTTATTTGGATTCTTACCTGTAGTTTCAAAGTCAAAAATCAAAAAATCACGATTGCTGTTTAGTGACATAGGTTTTTCTCAATTCTAAAAATTTATCAATAGCTTCATTTAGATCATAAAATATTTGTGAATACTTATTATTATGGACTTGGTATATTCCATTCTTCTTTTCCCTGTACCAAGGAACATGATTTCTTAGATCAGATAAGCTCAAATCTTTAAAGTCAATGTCATTACCATCCCTGATAACAGTTGCGTAGTCTAGAAATTTTTCCTTCATGTTAATCCTTGTCTGTAATCTGCATAATTTTATCTAGTAAGTTAATCCCAAGCACATCAAATTTAGTCAAACCAACCTTATCCAAGTCATGCATTTCAAATGCAACTAACCTATGTCCATTCTTATCTGTGATAAGAGGTGCGTCATTGATTAGATCTTCATTAGAAATAATCACTCCCGCCGGATGTTTTCCTTGAGATTTATAAGTTCCTTCTATTCTTATAGCAAGAGAGAAAAGATCTGACAACTCACCAGACAAATTGCCCTCCTTATCAATTCTACACCACTTTTCAAGTTTCTTTGGATCATTTTCAAGAGTCCATCGAATAACTGATTTGATATCCATCTCTTCCAACTCATCCGAAATACTAGCCTCCTGCGGTAAACTTTCAGTAATCTCATTCAGCTCACTAAAAGATAAGTCACCATAAACTCTAGCAACATCCTTAACTGCTGATCGACCTTGTAGACGCCCAAATGTAATCATCTGATACACTCTTTCATTGCCATACTTATTCTTGATATAGTCAATAATCTCATCACGGTGAACAGATGGAACATCCATATCAATATCGGGCAAAGAGATGTTGTCTTTAGTAAATCGTCCAGCGTTTAAAAATCTAGAGAATAGTAAATCATATTTCAAGGGATCAATGTCAATAATTCCAAGTAAATATGATACTAAACATCCACCAGCACTTCCACGCCCCGGTCCCGGTAGCCACTCATTCTTTCTTACATAGTTAATGATGTCTTGCACAATTAAAAAGTATCCAGATAGTTCAAATCCATGAATAACAGACAACTCATACTTAATACGATCAGTATATTCTTTCTTCTTGTCATCTTTTAAATGCATAAGCTTTGCTCGCCAGCCATTTCTACATAACTGTGTTAGATAATCATTCTCAGACATATCTGCACAATCTACGCGAGGTAATTTAGGCTTAGAAAGAATGCTATACTGTTGCAGTTCAGAATATAACTGTTTAGTTCCAAAGTATTGCTTTTCGCTAGGTATAATCCTATCGGTTGGATGAAAGAAATAATGATCAGACTCGAAAAACTTTTTATATTCTCCCATGTCCACATCTTTAGCTCTCTTGAGTGTAGTTTTAAAGTTAAGACATAATACCATTCTATGAAGAATCGCATCATTTTGTTCAGCATAATAAACTGGCATAACTGCTAGTTGATCTTCTGTGTAAAATTGCATGTCTTCTTTGGCATATTCTATCTTTTCTTTAGATGCTAGCTTAATTAAAGCTCTATATCCTTTTAGAGATTTAGCAATGTAATACCCATTATCGGCTTGCATTCCAAGAATGGGTACGATTCCAGCTTTATTCATGGCATTGAAGAAATCAACAACACCACTAATAGTTTCAATATCGGCAATTAAGCAATGTGTGTAGCCTAATTCTTTACATTTCTTGGCAGCTTCATCTGGTTTGATGAAACCTTTCAACAATGAATAGTGTGTTGTTATCACTGGCAATATCATTCAACTGCTCCCGGATCTTTATAGGTTCCAATCACAAATCCCGGCCTAGTGCATGTTTCAACCGTTTTTTGCATTCCAATAGTTTTGATTTGATCTTCGATATGATGACACATAGTTTTTTCAGTACCCGGCCAATTTGTCTTATAGTAATGACATAGCTTTTGACATTTAAAACTATTTCGATCTTGTGATACTGGTTTAGGCTTTTGATTTGCTCTAATCTCTTCGAACATTGATTTTAAAGTATTGTTAAGAAAATACTCATCATCATCTTTATCAAAAGCAAGCGTAAATGGACCACCATCTCTACAGAAAAAGATAGTCATTAATGTATATCTATACTTAGGGTACAATTTACCAATAGCATAGTGATATAGTAAAAGCTGAGTATCTTTCATCAGTTTGTCATAGTCCTTGCGTTCTCCAGTGGCCCAATCAAGCCTCTGGCCAGTCTTCCAGTCGATTACTTCTATTGTACCATCTGGCAGCTCAGTGACAAGATCTATCGTTCCTTTTATCGCAAGATTTCCAGAAATTGGCCCATCTGGCCCATCAAAAGTAAATTTTGCCCAAGGTTCATTGATTGGAATATCAAAGTGAGGCTCAGTATCAATAATCTTGCGATTACGTGGATCAAATTGTCCTTTGTTGTAGGCTAATGTATCCCAAACCATTTTATAGCAAAACTGATAATCTTTCTCATTAAATTCATTATGCTTGGAATTAGATTTGTAAAATTCAAAACTTCTATCTAAAACTTTATTTACAAAGTCATCAGTAAATAATTCATCCTCTGAAAAAGAAAAATCACCCAAGGGTTCCTGAGTGATTTTCATTTTAGATCTTTTATTGAACTGAGTCCTCTTTTTACATATTGCTAATGTTTCAAATACTGCGTGCGTTATTGTTCCCAAATCTGCCTTTTTCCCTGATGGGGAATAATGTCCAAGAACATAAGTCATAAAGTATTGGAGTTCACAATACTTCCAGTTGTTAAGACTGGACGATCTAAAATAAGTGGTAATCATTTGATTGTTGTGGTTGTTTGCTTTTTAAGTGGCTTTTCTTGGGGTATGATAACTTTATTATCAAACCACCCCCAACCATCCAAAATTTTAATTAATTCATGGCAAGACTCTTCTATTGTCATATTCTTATTATCTATAATAGCATCAAATGATTCGTAGGTATCTAATGCTAACTCGCTAGGATGAGAGTCTTCATCTATCGATCTAGTTAATCTAATAACTTTTCCATCAGCATTTTGGACTGCCCTTACTTCGTTTTCAAATCTGGCATCAGTAATAATTGCTAAATTGGATTCTTCTGCTACGATATCCTTGATTGTTCGGTCTGTCCAGATATCCGTATAAATCTTTCTACAAATATCAGTTCCAAAGTATTGCATAAATTCTCTGCCGCTCATTGGTCCTGTTTTGCCTTTGACCTTCGTAGGCATATCTTCCCAAGTATATTTAATTGGTGAATTTTTCTGTTCATCAGTTCCATAAACTGATTCGCGAGACAAGTCAAATAGTCCAATCCCAAGCTCTTTTAATGCGGTTGCAAAAGCATAATGCTTAATAAATGGCCAAACATTATCCATTGCCCAAATAGTAAATTCAATATCAAGTCTGGTTACATCAATAGACCCCTTACCTCTTGTAATTCTACCATTCTCTTGTTTAACATCTGTTTCAATTACAAGCTCTCCAGTGTCAGCAATTTCAAAAGCTGCAATTAAACCATACGACTTTAATTGATATCCATGTATAAAATTTGATAGTGTATTCTTTCCTGATCCTTTTTTTCCTGAAAATGCTAAAATTTGACCCATTAAAAAAGCCCCTTAATTTGTGGTTTGAGTTCGTTGTTTATATCTTCAATAGACATTTCGCCGATATCTTTTTTTGATATCTTAGGTGTAAAATAATTGAATCTTCTACCTCCTCGCTGTATGATTCCATTTGCAGCTTTCTGTCCCGCCTCGTCATTGTCCGTTAATATGACAATATTCATGACTCCTAGTTCTTCAAGTATAATTAACTGGTCTTCACTTAGATCTGATCCGAAAATACCAGCACAATTTTTAATTCCAGATTCATATAATCTCCAGACATCTCCTTGTCCTTCTACAAGAACGATAGTAGATGTGCTTTGAATATATGGTTTAGTAACCCAGAGTCCATATAAATAAAAGGATTTTTTAAATCCTTTACTGTTAAACCATTTTGGCTTAGTGTCCTCATCTGTTGCACGACCCACACATCCGATATATTTGGATTTATCATCATACACGGGTACAACTGCTCTATTGAACATCTGTCTATTAGAATTATAACATTCGCCAACATCAAAGGCTACCAGTGTTTCACTAGAAAATCCTCTTTTGAGATAGTACCTAGATGGAATATCAAGGGTTGAAATAACTTGTTCACGCGATATATTTAATTCTATCTTTTCGCATTTGCGAGTTAATATTTCGTTAATCTTATTAATCTCGTAAATGCTTTCGCTTATCTTCTCTTCTGGTATATCTATTATTTTCTTATTTAAGAATGAAAGTGAAAAATTTAAAGCCTTATAGAAATTAACTTCTTTACCTTCTCTTTGTGAAAGAACACCCCTCACAAAGCCTATCATATTTTTGCCATAGTCTTTTTCGCATGAATGCGTCCAGCAAACCCAATTACCTTTAGTTTTAGAACCATCAGTAAAAATACATGATCCTTCACAGTTGTCTCCTCCATGCACCGGGCATGGAAAAGCTATTCTATTTGGAAATTCAATGTATTCAATTTTTAAAGCGTTTAATAATTCTGGAACCTTATCCGATAATTCATTACATATCGAATAGATCTTCTCCCGACTCACCTTCTCGAATTTCAAAGGAGTTGTCTTGACTTGCATTCGCGGCTCCATTTTTAAGTTCATCTCTTGTATACCATTCAGTAAGTTTAGCGATTGAGCCATTCATTTTTACATTTATATAGTTGCCATATTCTAATCCAGATCCATGTCTTGCTTTTACAATGACAAACTTCCTATTTCCATGTTCATCACCATCATCTGCTACCTCTTCATCACTTTTCATTTGAAATTTTGCAACTGTAGAAGCTAGCCATTGAAGTCTATCAGACTGAGCAATCTCTTCTTCTCTATTAAGCTGAACAAAGGACAGACAAGGTAAATCATATTTAATACAGAAGTCATTCATCTTTGTAATCTGAAAGCCTAAAGCCTGATATTCTTGCATAGCAGCGGTTAGTCCAGCTGAACTCATTAACTTGAAATAATCGTATATGATTAAGCAGTCTTTAGTTCTACCATTTTCATCAAATCCAACATATTGATGGACCCATCTTTTAATAATATTAAGAATATTATCGAATGGTTGGCCAGCAATTGATATATAGTGATATGGTATCTTTTCAATCAGCTTAGCTGCGGCAATCACCTTTTCTTTAGAATTAAAGGTCTTGGCAAAAGACCCTTTTGCAATATCATTGATCTTAATTCCGCTAATGTTTGCTAACATACGGTTTCTTTGGTCTCCAAGATCCATTTCTGTGTCTAAATACAGCACTGGAATGCCATAAGCTTCTGAAACATACTTAGCTACATTAGTAGAGATAACACTTTTACCAACCCCAGTTCTAGCACCTATTAGAGTGACCGACTTTCTTCTAAGGCCACCTCCAATAGCTTCGTCAAATCTAGGAAAACCCGTAGGAATACCAAGATAATCAGAAGGATTATTAATAAGATATTCAACATACTCATCAATGTCTTCGCCAAGAAGAACAGTCTTATTATTTTGCTCTTTATATGCAAGAGAAGTAATTTCCATGATTGGAGTCTCAACCATACCAATAATATCTTCTACACTCTCATCTCCTGTAACTTTAGTCATTGACTTGTCACAAATAGATAGTGTATTCTTGATATCTCTAGCTAGTTTAAGTTTAGTTAGCTTAGCTGCAAACTTAGGTACATTATCCTTATTTATGGGAAAATTAAAAAGCGACCGGATGAAACTCATTTCAGTCGCTTTATTAATTAACTCGTATACGCCAAGCTTTTGAGCTGTTGAGAATATAGAAAGATATTCAATATTCTGATTGTTGTTGATAACATCTTGCAAACATGTAAATATAACCTGATTTAATTCATGGCTAAAGTATTCTGCTTGCAAGAAGTCAAGCTCAACATAGACCTCCAAACCGTACTGGCAAATTCCTGCGAGTACGGCCCGTTCTACGGGTAAATTCATTAAAACTTCATTTGACATTATTTGCTACCGCCTTACAAAAAAATATAAAATCATCATCAGATAAGCTTTGTTTCATCATGTTTATTCTTTTATGTACCCATTGTACATTATCTATTGTATATCCTTTTTTAGAATCTATTCTGTCTAATGACGCTGTAGTGTCTTTTCTTGAATTCATTCCATTTTCAAGTCCAAATCCTATGCATATTCCACTTAGTTTACATTTCATGTTTTGAAATTCTAATAATTCCCACAAATCTTCTATTTTTAAATCAAATTCAATATTTCTAACTTTTGCATTCTGTTTAAGTTCATACCAGAAATTTCCTGATATTTCTTGATAACCCGTCCTGTTTGGATGACTTAATTTATAAGCTTTACTTTTAAAGATGCATCCACAACTTTTTTGATTGCTTTTGAAAATTTCATAAGTATTTAATCTAAATGTGTTTCCGCAATGACATTCAATATTCCAATATCTTTCTTTTTTCTTTGTCGATATGTCTAAATTTAAAACTTTCATATTATTCCATTCGTATCCAGTTAAATCTTTAGAATATCTTGATTCGTATATAATATTGTTTTGTTTGATATAACTATATATAGTAAAATGATGCTTGCATCCTTTTATTTTCATTATATCTTGGACAGTATATCCTTCGTTTAATAACTGTTGTACGTCTGAAAGATCATATTTTTTATTAGACATGGTTAACTCCTATATTACCAAATACCAGAAAATATTAATTACATATATTAATACACGGTATTTGATAATATAGCGTCAATATATATCAATCTACTCCATAAAATTTCTTTACAATCCGAGGCAATTTCTTATATGCAGAAATTATTTCATCTGCCTGATCTTGTGTAAGTTGGCGATTCTCTAGTGCTAGATTCTTTTCAGAAATAAGTTTATTGTTTGCCTCAAGCAATCTCTTGTTTGAGTCTAATATGCTATCAATATAAGATTGCGAATCTGCAAGCTGTAGTTCGTATTCAAGAATCTGCTTATCTAATTCATCAATTCGAATTTTTAAACTGTCTTCCGACGAAGTTCCAAATTGACGATTGGCAAGTTCATACACATGAATTGTTTCAATTTGGTCAACAGCATTTTTAATAATCTCTAGCTGATTGTAAACATTCAATGGATTCTTTTCTTCGCTCATTGTATTCTCCTTAAGGGTAGATTCTATATATTGGATATGGATAATATGTGGGCTGATATATTGGTTGATATACTGGGACATATATTGGCCTTTGCACTATGATATATTGTGGTTGTTGTACTACGTATTGTTGAATTACAACTGGTTGCGGTTGTTGGATCACTACTGGGATTTGTGGATTGACCACAAATAATTGCCCAAGCGACATTGTTGCTAGCATGACTAATGTATTCATTGTATTACCTTTTCTATTATAGGATAAGATTTTCACTTGTCAATTCTTTAGAACTAAATTTTTTCAAAACATCTTCGGCAAAAAATGCGCCGTTCATAAAATTAGAAACTGCTAATTCATCCCTTGAAAGAACTACAAAAATTTTTGAAATATTTTCTGGAATATGAGTATTTCCTTCTACAAGTTCCATTATCCATGCGTTATTATCAATCTTGTTAACAAAATCTTCTTCTAACTTAGAAAAAATATTATTAAACACTTCTTCAGTAAGGTCTGTAACTAGTAGAAAGTTTCCATCCTTTGTTACAGCAAATGGTTGAATCTTTATATTCTCTTGCATATTATTGTCCTGCCGGGATTGGAATAGGAAAGAAAAAATGTCCTGCCAATCCTCCAATTAAAAATCCGAATAAGAATGGCACGATGGGCCATTTACGACTAGTGTCAAATACTATCCAGCTAACTGTGGATTTACCTTTTGTAACAGCATAAATATCATACGCCATCAAAAAGAAAAAAGTTCCCACTAGCCAGATGAATGTAAGGCTAAATATTATCTCTGTCATTTATATCTCCTATAATTGTACCGTTAACTATTCTGTATAGTACGATACAATAGAACGCTATGAATAATATAAAACCCGCTTTGAGATATATCAAGTCCCTGAACTCCCAAACCCATTCTCTCCGCGAGAAGTTTCACTCAGATCCTTGTAAGCAACAGGCGTGAAGTCTGGAGCTTCTTGGATAATAATTTGAGCAATCTTGTCCCCCGGAGAGTAAATTTGATAGTCTTCGTCGTGATTTACTAGTAAGACTTTTACTTCTCCACGATACGGGGAGTCAATTACACCAGCCATTGTATCTAATCCTTTTTTAACGGCATGTCCAGACCTTGGCCAAATCAAACCTACAAATCCCTTCGGAATGGCCACAGAGATGCCCGTAGAGAAGAGTCTGCGTTCGCCGGGCGCTAATCTCACTACTTCCTTTTCATCGCAATACAGGTCTAATCCAGCATCAAATAAATTTGCTTTATCTGGTAATTTAGCTGTTTCCGTAAGAAGTTTGACTGGCAATTCGTGACTAATAAATATACTCATACTTTCCCTTTCAATATACAGGAATCACAACGATAAACTTCTTTCATCGTCGTAAAAATCTTATTAACATTTTCCACTTTTCCACAAGTACTGCATGTCGCAGTTACGATATCGGATTTTCTTGCTCTTTCGGTAGGTTCAACAAATGGTGTTTTTATTTCCTTATGTTCAATTCCATCATCTTTGTACTTATTTTCGCGAGGCCCGATATAGATAGACTGCTTTTTCCCCATTTTATCAATTACATTTGATGTAGCTTTTGACATGGTAAATTGTTCCATATCAAATTTTCCAGCGTTACTAACGGGTGATTTTACTGGCTGAGCTTCTACTGGCTCTATGATATCTGTATAGGCATCCAGCATGTCCAGTCCCATTTTTATTAGCTCAGGATCATTTAATGTTTTTCCTTTTGCTATAATTTTTTTAGCCTGTTCCTTAAGATCGCTGCTCATAACTCTTACTCCTTGCTAGATTTTCAAGAACTCTCATCGCATTTTCAATCATTTCAATTGTTGCTCCTACACTTAATATTCTAGCATCGGCAGTAGTTTTTAGCGTCTGTAATTTTATTCCGGTTTGACTACTCCTTATAGACTCATAATATTTCTCTTCCCATTTAGCATACTTGTCATGTTTAGTACCGCTAACAAGGTATCCAATTCCTTGCTCTGCCCAAGCCTTGACACTTTTTTCTTTGGCGATCTTCGCTTTTAAATGTCCTAAATATTGATTTAATAAGTATACGGCAGTTTGACATTCCACAGAAGACATTTTACTTATATCTTCGCGGGATAAGTGTATGATTCTTCTGACTTCGTAAACTTTATCTGCGGTCTTTTCATCATCGATATCTACATGATTATTTTTAACCCAATCGTCAATATTCTTATGGAAGTTAGCAATTTTAACATCTATGTCTTCCACAATTTACTTCTCCAATCTTCAATAGATTCGTTATAATTTAATTCTATAATAGTAAAGTTATTGATATCACACCAAAGCTTCTTGTCTTTATCTCTAGCCTTAGCTTTAAAAAATTCCATTTTATTTGCAAAGAAGAAACTATTAAATTCAAAGTGTTGTTGACCATGGACTTCTACAATTAACTTCCGAAGAGGAATAAAAAAATCCGCCTTCAGGGTGGATTTTCGATTATCTGTTTTTGTTCCGGGGAGAACCAACTCTTCTAGGATTCTATCATTAGGATATAATTCTTTTAATAGCGTCTTCGCTTTGTTGTGTAATCCTGATCTTTTTTCAGTATCGACTATGTTATTGCTTGGTATCCATGAGTATTCTTTGCCATCTAAACCTAAGATTTTCAATATAACATTTCCTTTACTTTTGCTTCAAGCAAAGCGTAAAACTCTTTACGTTCTGATAGGTAATTGTATACCTTTTCTTGGCCTTGGAGTTTAACCTTTTCGCCCTCTATAAAGTCTAGATTATACCAAGAACCAGCAACCGAAATAAGTCCTAGATCAATTGCGATCATAATAATCTCTTGTACTTTATCTATGCCGTGGCCAAATCTAATCCAACTATCACAAGTCTTAAACGGAGCGCCAATTGAAGAGCATAAGACTTCCCATGTTACTTTTAATCCAATAACATTCTTATTCTCTTTAGAAGAACCCGCAGATTCCCAAGGTGACACAGTTTTAACTTCCATGCGAGTATCTGCTTGGAATTGGATCTTAACGCCGCCATCGGCCATTTTTGACTTACCATATCCACTTGTGTTCGTGATCATGTGAGTGATAAGAATTACTAAGCACTTTTGATTAGGAACTGTTTGACCTAGTTTCTTAACAAAGTCGGAAAGAATTTTAGGAAGCCCCGGCCTAGTCATACCACTAATATCTTCATCTAGATCCCTTGATGGCATTAAAGAAGAGATAGAATCAATTACAAGTACGCAGCCTTCGTTTTCTTTTGCTGCTACTAACTTTCTAGCAATATCTAGAAATGTTTCTGCTGCAAGCGGTTCGTCTCCAGACCTAATGACTTGCACTAAAGAAGGATCAATTCCGGGAACTTCGAAGTTCATTTCTTTTAATCGACCTTCAACGTCAAGATAAATAATCTTTCGACCAAGAGCTTGACAGTTGGCAATTATCTGCATAGTTGTTGTAGTTTTTCCAGCCTTGGGAGGACCAGAAAGAATCATCCAAGAACCCTCTTTAACGCCACCACCGAGAGCCAGATCAATAGCTGGACTAATGGAGATAGTTTTATAGTTCTTTTTTTGTTCAAGCACCTTGTCGCCACTTGTTATATAGTCTCCATATTTTTTTACAAACTCTTTATCCATTACATTGTCAGCCATTTTCAATTTCCTTTAATCTTTCAATAAGTGTTTTATTCCCAAATGATTTTCTAGGTTTGAATTCCAACTCTTGAGTCTTGACTTCTATTATTGTATCATGCTTTGGAGCGTTGTCAAGCTCATATCTAATTTTTGCTAAAGAAGTTTTGACATTTCTCGCCCCTAAAGAAATTGTTCTCAACCCCTCCTTAGATTTTATAAATTTAATAACCGCATCTTCGCCGAACTCTTTGATTAGTTTATTTGCTAATCCAATTTGACGAATGTATATATTCTTCCACTTACCCTTATTCCAAAATTTATAAGGAAGAGTACCCGCTTTTTCATGTTTAGCTTGCTGTTGACATATAATCTCTGCAACGTATTGTGCAGAAGTACAAAAGTCCCCGGTGGACGGGGACTTGTATTTGCTTAAATCTGTTCGTTGCTTTGACATTCGCAATTCTCTTTGCATTTCTTACGTTTTTTATATAAGAGTTTATCGTTCTCTTCAGTCATTCCTCTGATCTCTTCTGATTCGCCAAGCTCAAATTGAGGCCAGTAAAACTTTTTAACGTGGATATTCCCATCGTCTTCTAGTTTACCAAAGCACATATATTTGAATACTTGTCCACCATCATCTGTTATATCTTTGCACATACCTCTAATCATAAAAATATTATCTAATCCATTAGGATCTTCATATATTAAAGTTTCTGGCATTCCGGGGGATATAACTCTTACTTCCACTATATCAAGATTATTATTATTGCAATAAATTTTTAGCCTTGCCCATGGGTCTTTTGTATCAGGAAGATCAAAGTCGGATAATGCGTTTGTGCCATCACTTAGAACACACTTCCAAAGCAACTCTTGTCTTCCTAGTAATTCCATTATATGGCCATTATATCCACTACAAATCATTGATCTTCCCTAATCTTATGAATACAATTTCCTAGTCTTGGGGGCAGATTGCCATGAGCTTTAGATCTACGCTCTTTAGCTGTTTCGTCTGACTTCATTGATACCTCTTGAGTCATTGCTATAAAACCCCTTTCCTTTTTACTTGCAAACATCTGCATGGTATCAGGAAGGACTGGTACGTTTTGCTGTTGAACATATGGCTCTCTGATATCTACCTTCTTTTTCTCATCGCCCATCTTGACTTCTTTTTTTACATTAGTCTTTGGTACTTCCGCTTTTTTCTTTGCCATATTAATATCCTTTGCTTATAAATGACCGTCTTGCTTGTATTAGAAAAACTTCTCTTCTTGTTCTTAAATAATCTATATACTTATCAAATATCAATTGATCAACTTTTTTAAATTGAAAATTGTATGCGTTAGTCTTATTCATATCCATTCCATAAGGATCAAATATAATTCCTCTGCCGCATTTTACATAATAATATGTAGAGATTCTATTATCTTCTTTATTGTGAAACTCTGTTATTTTTGCAACTGAGTCTCTTTCTTCTTCACATTGATTTCCTGTTTTATCTATATATCCAATTTTAACTTCATCAGCTTCTGGAATTGTTAGTCCATGTAAGCTTTCATTTTCATTGCGAGCCATTATCCACTCAAGCTTTCTAATTTTTCTTTGATTTTTTGGACACAGTTCCACTTGTCAAACCCAACGATATGAATTTCACCCTTCGAAGCCATTTCGTTAGTTTCAAATAAATCAGTACAATCTATAATCAGAGGATCAATACTTCCATCTGGTAACATTCTATTTATAAAAATATTAAATTTTATTGTTCCAATATGTGGTCCGGTATTAAATTTCTCTCTTGGCTTCATAGCTTTCCTGTTTCTATATATTTTGTAACTTTATCGGGAGATAGCTTAGCTATCTTGTTCAACTCTTGTCGCTTTTCCTGTTTTTTAATTCTCTCCACGGTTCCATCTGTTGCCATCTTTTCCTGTAATCCATAAGTTCCAAGACTCTTGGCGTTCTTTTCAGCGAGCTGTCCAATTGTCTTGACTTCCTTATTTATTATAACAGGAGGTCCGTCAAGAACAACCTCTAATCCTTCAAGATCGCAAAACGGACACGATTTTCTCAAAGGTTCTTTTATGCTATGAAAAGTTTCAAATTCTTCTTTACATTGACAACATTTGTAATGATAAGTCGGCATATTATTCCTCTAATAAATATTCATTTGGGTCATATTCTCTATATTCTTCCCCACTCCATATTAAGAATGTTCTATAACTTTCTCTATATGCAATTCTTTCCTCTTCTGATAATTTAGATTCATCTAGTAGCATTTCATAGAATTGAATAAAGTCATCATTGATATATAACGACTCTTGTTTTATGTCTTGAGTTTCTGATTCATAATATACTATGGAGCCAATTAAGGCTCCACAGATTAGTATAACAGGTATAACCTTCTTCACTTTAGTCTTTCTAATATTCTGCCAATGATTGGATTTCTAACAATGTCGCTTGCGTCTAATTCGCATACTCCGACACCTTTTAATCCAAATAATTTTTCACTTACGATATCTAATCCACCTCTCATTGAATGAGGCAGATCTGACTGGTCAGCATCGCCATTAATCACGGCGCGAGAGTAAGTGCCAATTCTAGTTAAAAACATTTTGATTTGTTCAAATGTTGCATTCTGAGCTTCATCTAAAATCATAAAAGAATAGTGAAAATTTCTTCCTCTCATATATTCAAGAGGACACATTTCTATAATACCAGCTTCTCTATATTTTGTTAGCAACATTTTTCCTAGATACTGTTCCATCTCTTCAAGAACTGGCACTAAATAAGGGTGGATCTTCTCGTCTTTATTGCCCGGAAGATAACCTAAGCCTCTGCCATTTTCCACTGTTGGTCGAGTTATAATAATCTTTTCAACTCTATTTTCCAAAAGCCAACTGCACGCCAATCCAACTGCGACTGATGATTTTCCAGATCCAGCTGGACCTTTACATACTGTAACATCATTTTCGACCATCGATATAATATAATTCTCTTGATTAATGCTTTTGGGCTGGAGAATTTTACGATGTGGATTTGATACTGCTACGCCTCTGGCTTTCTCAGCTTCTTTTCTTGTTCTTGATCTTGACATTGTTTTTTCTCACGATACTGTAAATGAGCCATCGTTATTTTTGTAAGTATATTTGTAAACCGAATAATCGCTTTGACCGGCATCACCTCCACTTCTATCTATATTAGTTAAGAAATTGCCTGTACCAAGATTTATAGTAGGATAAGATGCTATTATTATACTTTGTGGTTCGACATAATCTCCTACCGAATATCCATCTACTGAATATCCATCATAGAATAAGTTATTTTGATTTTTATAACCTTTATCTAGAACTTCATATGTGCAACTTATATCAATAGGAAGAGATATGTACTTATTTCTAACCGATGGAAAATATCCAAAAGTTGGTATTTCTCCATAGTTCATATTTAGAGAAGCTTCTACGGATAATAATATACCACTTACTTCTTTTGGCGTTATACCGCCAGCGATATTAAAGTCTTTTCTTCTTTTTACATTACCTGTAAATTCTGGCCATGAGCTTGGATTTGAAGTGTAGTAATTTGTTTCGGATAATTCTGGAAAATCTTCAACCATATGGCCTTCATATGTTAACTGCTCTGTGAAGTTTCCCTCATTGCGGAAACTATACGAGATAGATTTTAAAATCATATCTTTGAATTTCATTCCCCCTCCTCCAACAACACCCACCGAAATTTCAAATGAATTCGGCGGGGTTTGAAAGAAATTAAAATTGGCAGGGAACAAGCTGACAACATTATCGGCTAAATTTTTAGTAAAACTAACTTCCATAGTAGGTTTTTTGTAAAAATTTCTTACGGTAAATCCTTTTGTTGGTCCAACCCCAGCTCCTAATCCTTTCATTGTAAGATTATTTACATCATATGACGCAGATACATTTACAGTTTGGACACCATGAATTTTTGTACCATCTATGAGCAATGTATGTACAAAATACTGTGTTGGAAAAAAGTCAGCAGGGTTTATTCCCATTATGTTATCTCGCAGGAATTTCCAGAACAAGCAAGGGCTTGCTCTAATTGAGTGTCGTCATATTGTTCTTCTACAACCGTATAGTCCACTTCCTTATATTCCCTCTTAAGTTCAGTCCATAGTTTAAAGTTGTAAATATCTTTCATACAATAAGTGAGTTCTTTAACATCACCTTCAAAATATTTATTAGCAAATTTCTTGCATCTTTCGACCCAATCTAATTTTGCTTTACCTTTAATGGGACTTCCAAGGCCAGAAATACTATCACAAGCTGCCCAGAGATTGTCTTCCCATAAAGTAAGTGCGACTTCAATTAAACCACTTACAAACATCACGCCTTCACCATAATGAGAAATCATCTCTGTAGGTAAATACACAGCGGTGAATGGGGCTTGTGGATAATCTTTATCGCCAGTAACTGGAAGAAGTGAAATGCCGCAGAAGAATTCTCTATTGGCATAGATAAAATCTTCTACTTCATTCCACTCATCGGGCTTGACATTGATTGTATTACTTACATTGTGAGTTAACCAAGGCTTAGTGCAAAGCTCAATATTAGTTCCGGGCAATACCCAGTTCTGCTGAGTTGACTTTACAATCTTAAGCAATTCAATAGCTGTAATCTTATTCTTTGTCTTGCTACCGTCTGGAACTTCAATACAGAAGGCGATTACATCATCGGTCCTATTGGCCGACCAAACAGATTCTTCGCACGCTCTGGGGTTGACTTTGTTGAAGTGTTGGTACAACGCTTCCACCTTATTCGCCTGTACACGCCTAATGTAGCGTTTAGCATGATGAGGATGAATACCACTGGCAGTGCCAAGGATACAGCTAGCAGTGCCTTCAGGCTTGACACATGTGACTCTCGCCGCTTGATTAATTCCAATCTTCTCGGCGATAAGTTTGTTGGTTTCTTTTGCAAGCTCTGCTGCCTTTCGTTGAATATCTGGATTCAAGCAGATTTCAGGCTTTTCTAGCCAACCTGTTCCAGATACGCCTAACAATGCTTCTCTAGCAAAAATCTTTTCACTAGTCTCGCCTAGATATGGAAAATTATTAAATCCAGCCTGAAGAGTTCCAATGATAGTTACAGCTTTAACTGCATCATAAAAATCTTGTTCAGTAGTAACTTTAGCACAGTTAACTGTAGATAGATTGCAACCCTGCCATCCACTCTTGCCAGTTTGTACATCTACTGGATACATACCAATTTCAACACATGGATTAACAA